TATTTCTACACCACCGCCGGTTACCTGCATAACCAAGTCGCCTTGGAAAATACTCGTACCATATGAGGAAGCAATTCTATAACGTGACTGCCCGCCATTGTACGGGGCCCCACCAATCATTTTCACAGGTTTTAGTCCAAAAGAAGCGTCTTTATTCGCCATTTTGTCATCTCCTATAGATTATTGGTAAGGTGCATTTCTGCACCAGTTATTTTTTGCCAAAGCTAACTCTTGAATCCCGTTGGGGATCATATTTAACATATCGACCATCTTTTCGTGTTTCATTAAACATTGAATTGTCTAACGCATTCACGGCGTCTTGATTCTTACCTGCGTAATAGTCGTGGCGCTCTTGAATAGTCTCATTAGGTATTTTAGCAAGAAGTAAGCCTTCATTATAAACGATCCCAGCGTGTCGGCTATGTTCGTCCGCTGTCGGTAATTCCCAATCGCTTGGAAGATCTGTGCCTCTTACGAGTTCCCAGCCTTCTCTCAAACGTCTACTGACATTTGCGCGATCTTCTTGTCCCAACATTGACTCCCTGATCCAACGGTATGTATACCCTGGAGGAGCCGGCGGAGTCTCTAACCTTCTTACTGGTCGCCATGGTTTTCTACGAGATTCTTTATCGTGAGCCTCGGAGTCACGGGAATTTCTGTCTGCTACTTTTTTTTCTTCAGTCATTACATTGCGTCCTTAGCTGCAATTTTTTGCTTTTCAACTGCCACTCGCTTCAACCAAGCGTCTTCGCTCATGTTGTGCGGTTTTAGGCCTCTAAGCCGCTCTACCTCTGATTTAGAAAACGTAACGCCATTTTTCTTGCCTTGTGTTTTTTGACGACCACTACTACCTGGGGTGGCGGAAGCAACTCTTTGCACAGAGGGTTTGGCTTCGCTTTGAGCGTCTTTACTTTGAACATTTGCATTCTGCAAATGCGGGTAAACTTTATAAACTCGGCTGTTTAATTCATCATAATAACCATCAGAATCCGGCTCGTGGCCTTCATTGATAAGGTTGTAGTGTTGGAAATAAGCATACTGAGTAGCTTCTAGGTTACCCTGATCTTCTGCATCTCCATACCATTTGTTTTTTTCATACCAGCCTAGAGCTTCCGACGAAGGATCTACAGCAGGTTGTTGCTGCTGCTGCTGCTGTGCTGGCTGTTGTTCTAGCGCTTGTTGATATTGAGCTTGTTCGTTCTCCTGCCTATTTCTAGCAAGCCTAATTTTTTCTTTTTGTATGCTCAAGTCGCTTTTTAAGCTGTCTGCCTTGCTCATCAAATCTGCATCGCCAGAATGAACCGCTTTTTTATAAAGATCATCAGCTTGTTGCTCTTTAGCAATAATTGCTGCTTCTTGATTTTGTATAACGGTCCCGGCTTGCATTTGTGAATGATTTCTGAGGGCTTGTATTTCTGCTTCACGCGAGTGCGCTATTTGCTCAGCCATAGCCGCTCTTTCTTCAGCTGCCCGCGTTTTGGCGTTTAGCTTGTTAATTCTTTTGGAAACCGACTTGGTGTAAACTTCTAATTCGTCGTCAGGATTATTTTTTGCCTCAACAACGGCATCCTCTTCGACACTAATTTCGATTCCTTGTTCTTCAGTTGGGTTTGTATTTTCTATCATAATTAAGCGCTCAGTATATCATCAGGATTTAAGATTGTGGCGATAACCTCGTCATCGTTAATAATTCGGACCTCCGCGCCATCGTCGAGTTTAAATCTGGCGCCGCTATAACGGCCAATGAGAACCCATTGCTTCTCTTCGCACCATTTTTTTTCGCCATATTTGGTTTTGTCGGCGTAGCATAGAGGGCCCTGCTTAACGACATAAGCGACCACGGTTGCCAAAGCTTCTTTATCTAATGTTCCCGCCGTAAGCAGAATCCCGCCTTTTGACTTTACTTTGCCTGCATAAGGAAGTACAAGCATTCGCCAGCCGGTTGGCTGTGGCATCCTGTCTAAAACAGATTGTTCTAAAATTGTAGGATCTAAAACCCTCTCGTCTTGATCCACATACGCATCCAAAACTGTCTCTGCTTTTGCCATACTATTTTTCCTCATTAAATTCTTTTAGCTCGCCTTCAATATAGTATAACGCATTCAACTCGCCTTGCAAAAATTTATAATGTTCTATACTTTCTAATGCGCCAGACATAAGTGTTTCAGAGATCTGCTTTTCGCGCTCTCTGATTAACCTCTTAACAACGTCAAAATAAGTAAGCTCTTCCATTCGCTTGTTATCAGTTTCTAACTTTAAACTTTAAGCCTTTGGTCGCTGCGCCCTTGCCTTTCATATCAACAATCGCAGTAACGCCGTTGTTTTTACCAATCGCATTTGGATTTGGTTTATCGAACGACTTGTCGTTTGGCACTTTTTTAATAGTCATAACGCCTCCTTGGTTATTTATTTTTAACAGCACCGCCGCGCTTAAGTCCTGTTGCTTTTTTAAACGCCTTTAGTTCGCTTTTAGAAATCGCAGCGCCAGATTCCATTCTAAGCATTTTTCTGGCTACCTTATTTTTAAGACCGACTATTTCAGATTTTGTGATTGCAGCTCCAGATTCCATTCTTAACTCTTTCATGGCGTCCTTTAATGCTTTCTGGGCCTCCCTATAAAGTACAGTTTCTTCTTTTGCAATTGCAGCTCCTGATTCATTTTTCATTATCTTCTTCCTTTTTTAGGGCCATAGAGGCCATTTTATTTATTTTTTGAACCTTTGGGCCTGCCCCTTGGCTTTCCATTTACTTTAGCCGCAGGGTTTTTAACGGCTGGTGTTTTTGGTTTTGCAGTCGGCACTTCAGCTACCACTTCAGCTACCACTTCAGCTACCACTTCAGCAATTACCGGCTTTTCAACTACAACATTATTACCGGCTTCAATTCTAGCCATTTTTTTGGCTATTCTTGCCATGTTTGCAGCGTGTGACTTTGCTTCTTCAGCAGCCACAGCCTCACGAGCCGCTACTTCCGCTTCGCGATCCAGTTTTTTTTGCTCTCTTAGTTCTGTAATTTCATCTACCCTATCACTATTCATGTTTAGCCCTTGGACCTAATTTCTCATTTTCTGTTCTAACTCAAGCAACTTTAAATCCGCTTGCTGCTTCAACCGCTGCAATGACAGATCCAGCTTATCATCAGCAACATCTTTTTGTACATTTATACGCTGACGCTGAATTTCATTCTCTAATAATTTTTCTTGGCCGCGCCGGTCTTGTTTCATTTCAAACTGGGTCTGTTCTTGATCCACTTGTTTGTCTTTAAGGTCTAATTCTTGTTGGCGTATCGCAACCAGCGGATCATCTGCCCCGCCTTGGCCAATAGATTGTAAGAACTCTTGTGTCAGCTGAGCTAATATTGGCGCAGCAAACTGATCATTTATCATTTGTATTTCTGTGGCAGCTGCTTGCGCTTGGTCTGGTGGTAACTGCTGCATTTGTTCTTGAACCGACTGGATACGCTCTTTAACTTCCTCTGGTATTTGTTCTTGCGCAATCTGCGAAGCCATAAACTGCAAATGCTGCATACAATGGCTAATTATAATTGACTGTATCTGTGGGGTTTCTTTGACCACTTGTGTCAAAAACAAGCTTCTGTGGGCTTCAACGTGCGATTGATGGTTTTGCGCCTCAAAAGCTTGTTGTGGTTGCCCCATCATTAAACCAGAATTTTCTAAACCTGAGTCTATTGGTTTGGGGGTCAAGTCTGGGGGTGGCTGTAAAAGAGCATCTACATTGTCCACTCCTAAAGCGCTATACATTCTTTTGTAAGCTTCAAACATCCCAACAGGCCCATGTATCTCTGGGTTGCTTTGAACCATTTGCAATAGCTCTTGGGCAAGCGTAATTCTTTGGCTTTGGCTAAATATATTAGGATCTGATATTGGAACGACGTCAATACGATCATCAAAATCTGTTTGTTTAATCGCACTCGGACCAGTGCCTGTGTCATACCCGTAATCTGGTGGTAGGTATTCTGAAAATACTTTAGCAAGCAATTGAAACTCAAGCCTCTGTGCGTAGTGTAGCCTTTTATGGATTGCGCTCATCACTTTGGTTCCGCGCTCTAATAAAGCTACAGTCGTGCCGACTGGCATTGCTGCATTCGCATCACCTATATTTGTGTCAGCTATCGCTGCAAAACGCTTTCCAGAATCTACAAGTATTCCGAGTAGCTGCATCAGTACATTACTAGGCTCTTTGATTGGCAACGGGATAAGGTTGTCTCTTAACGATCCTCCGGTTGTGTCAATATCTCGGAACTCACCTGGCTGCAACGGCTCGTCTTCGTCTCGGATTCTCATGCCTCTAGCTTTAAAACCAGCGGGTAAATTAGCCAGGGTGCCGGCATCAATTAGTTGTCTTAAAATTGAGGTACTTGCTTTGGATATACCGCCGATCATGTGAGATAGGCCTAACCCATAAAAACCAAGTCCAGGTAAAAATTTATATTGAACAAAGAAATTGATCTTGTTCTTATACAAATCGCCTTCGTTGTAATTACGTCTTATTGCTAAGACTTGTTCAGACCCCTCGTCAATCGTGACAATGTATGGTAATTTCAATCCTGTTGGTTCATTGTTTTCGCCGGCATCTTCAAATCCTTCTAAGTCTAAAATGGTATGCACTTCATACACAGTATGATCCCTGTCTTCTGCATAACTTGCCTTGATGCCTTGCAGCTTATCTATCTCGGCTCCCACTTCCGATTCATCGCCATCATAAGAATTTACACTGATGTCTGCGTCTGTATAGAACCCAGAAAGCTGTTGTTTTTTAATTTCATTGACAGACATGCTGATGGCGTGTGTCACACGCTCAGCACTTGATAAATCGCTCGCCTCGTAAGGAACAATTAAATCTTCTGGTGCAATGAATTTGGAAACCGCTCTATTCAGTACATTGTCGTAATAAACTTTCTTGAACGCGCTACCAGCCAGAGGCAGATAAAACAACAGCATATCCATCTCGGGATCGTAGTCTTTCATCACGTTCATTATGTAGAAGTTCATAAACTCCTGAACGCGATCGGCCTGTGTTTCTGTGGCTACCGTTCTGGCGCCAATGATTTGCGTTTTCACCGGACCCTTAGCCGGCAGCATCTCTTTATAGGCTTGCGCCTGAAATTGGGTAACGGCCTCTGCCAAGATGGGGTGGATAACTCCACTAGAACCCTCAAAAGGCTGAGATCGGCCCTCATCAAACTTCATGCCTAAATATTTTAGGCCATCGGTGTAGGTTTTTTCCCAGTCTGACCGCGATTCTTTATCTTGGTTTATCGACGACAATATGTCCGAAGCGAGCTTCCCTAAAATATTTTCTTCGACGACCCCAGCTAAATTGGCCGAGAATTCCATTTCTGGGGGCTGCTCTTCAAACTGCTCATCACCCAGCAAAATACTTTCTTCGGACACGAGTATTTCTGCCGCATTGCGTATTTCATCGGAACGCGAGGGTTCTGGGAAAACTTCCACGGCAGAACCCATAACCATAATATCGGGGTCGTTTTCAGTGCCTAGCCGTCTTTCAATTGCCATTATCTTTCCAGTTTAGCATTCACGTTAATAATACACGACACGCTTGCGATTTAAAAAATTAGCTTCTTCTGGGTAATCCTGACTCAAGGATAAGAATCCGCCCTGACGAAATCGCATTAACGCCATCGTTGCCGAGTCACAGTAGTCGTCGTGATCTCCGTAAGGAAAGCTGGCCATCTCTTCCTGTACTGCTTCACTAAAAGGCTCATCGGGCGCCCATACCATGCCGCTTTCAAAAATAGGCGCGACAGAGTTCATTCTTGCCACCTTATCCTGCCCTCGGCTCGGCGTATAGGCGGTAACCGGAATCCCCATTCTGCGAAGCTCTTGAGTCAAGGGCGTACCAGAAGCTTTTGCTTCAATTAATACGCAATCAGGCTCCCAGTATTTATATTCATCCCATGCCAGCTTTTTGAGCTCTGGGAAATCAACCCGCACGCGCTTGGCGTCTAGCAGCATAATTTGATCTGCGTCTTCATTGCCCGCAATTTCCGGCTTGAAAATGGCCCACGTAGTTATTGCCGAGTAATCGGCCGTCTCTTTCTTCGAGAACGCCGTGTCATAGCTTTGAATCACATAAGAATAAGGTGGCACGCCCTCTTTTTCCCATTTGTTCCACCACTCTCTCTTGACGATCGATCCAGACTCAGCGGTCGGGTTTTGGAGCCACTGGCTGTTCCATTTTGAGATTGGCAGAGACGCTTTTACCGAAAGCAATTCCTCTTTTTTCCAAAACTCTGGCCATAGAGGCTCTTCGGATTCGGGCATAATGGCTGGGAACTCTACGACCTCCCATTGGTCGGCATGATCTGCGCTTTGGTTTTTCAGCACCTTGCCAACCAAGTCTTTGGTGCTCCAGCGCGTCATCACAATGATAATGATTCCGCCAGGCTGCAGACGCTGTCTAGGCCCAGAGGTATACCAGTCATAAGCCGACTCCATTGCTGTCGGTGACAAGGCGTCCTGCTCAGAATGAGGGTCATCAATAATAAGCAGGTCCGCACCACGACCTGTTATCGCGCCACCCACGCCCGCGTAGAATGATTCGCCTTCTTGGTTTGTCGTCCACCGGCCAGCCGATTTATTGTCCGCTTGCAGCTTGAGGTCTGGAAAGACGTTTTGGTACTCGGCGCTGTCAATCATGTTTCTGACTTTTCTGCCAAAACGCACGGCCAGCTCAGCGGTATGAGTCGTTTGTATTATTTTCAAATCGCCGCGCAAACCCATCATCCAGCTAGGAAAATAGGTACTGGCAAACTCTGACTTAGAGTGCCTTGGGGGCAGACATACTATGAGCCGTTTCAGCTTGCCTTGCGCAATCTTGTTGAACTTTTCGCCAATGATCTTGTGGTGCCGGCCCTCTATAAATTCTGGCCACAAGTGCTTCACATAGCTGATAAAGTCGCCTTGGCATTTTTCTTGCAATTCTATCTGGTCATATCTATCTAAAAGAGCGACCGCCTCGGTCTTGTCTTGTTGAGACAGAATGTCAAAATCTTTTAATGAGAGCTCCTGCATAACAAAAGACTAAACTTGGTCCCATTCTTTGGCTTCCCAAAGCAAAGACTCAGCCTCACGCCTACGGATTAACCCATCCAGCGTTTTGCCGGCGGCTTTATTCCAACGCTTCATCTGCGCCGGTACTTCCGACTTTTTTCCTTCATTGAGCACTCGCAACATCGTGCTCGACTTCAAATTGGTTGGTCCTAGGTTAAATGTCCAAGCAACCAGAGCGTCAAATTGATTTTGCTCTAAATCAACAGTAACCAGCTTATCCACATAGCCTTCAAATTCTTCTAAATCATCGGTCAGCATCTGGTCCGCTTCATCTTGCGTGCAGCTGTCGCCATCGCTCACGCCTTTGGTATGACCAAACCCAATTGTTGAGACATCAGCGCTGCACCGATAACTCTCTAGCTCACAACCCTCAAATTT